GCGGGTACAGCTGAGGATTGGACAGAGGTTGATCCTGCGGAAGAAATATGGCAAGATGCAGCAAGCGTGACCGATAGCTGGTCTGCCATTCCCCCTACATCGGAAACATGGACAGATGCTGCGGCTGCAAGCGAAACTTGGGCTGACGCCGCGTAAGGCTAATGCCGCATAGGAGATAGAGATGCCAACAACTACCACAACGTACAGCTTTAATAAACCAGTCGTAGGCGCGGATGAGGACGATTGGGGCGGCTACCTTAACGGGAACTGGGATAGCGTTGACAACCTATTAGATGGTACAACGCCTGTCACTGGCATTGATATTAACTCAGGTACGTTGGACGGTGTAACGATTGGCGGCACGACAGCGGGTGCGGGTACGTTTACAACGCTGACAGCCAACACAAGCATTACTGGTACACTTGCAACTGCCGCGCAGCCTAACATTACGTCTGTTGGCTCGCTGACGTCGCTTGATGTTGCGGGTGCAATCACCAGCGATGGGCTGACTGTGGATACTGCTTTAGGCAGTATTTCTGCGACAGACAGTTCACTAGAGGAATTAGTAGTCAACGCATCTGGCTACACATCTATTGCAATTCATAGCGATAGAAATACAAATGGACAAACGCTTGGTTCCTTTGCAGGGTATGGCAAAGACAGTGCATCCTCTGATGTTCTTTATGGCCGAATGGCTTTTGAAATCGAGGCAAACACTGCTGGCACACACGATGGGTTGATTAGATTCCAGACTGTTTCTGATGCAGTTCCGTATGATCGCTTAAAGATCGCCTCCAACGGCGACATCAGCTTCTACGAGGACACAGGCACCACGCCAAAGTTCTTCTGGGATGCTTCAGCAGAACGCCTTGGTATCGGCAATAGCAGCCCTGCAACAGCTCTTGATGTCACTGGCACAATTACCAGCGATGGGCTGACTGTGGATGGGGCATTTCAATTAAACGGTGATATAACCGTTACTGACACTTCTGGCGATCCCTTTGTAAAGTTAGAAACCAGTGACCAAATTTATGTTATTAGAATAGACAATGATGTCTCAGATATCTTACAAGTTCGTGATATTACAAACTCTGCAAATAGACTTGGCATTGCCTCCAACGGCGACATCAGCTTCTACGAGGACACAGGCACCACGGCAAAGTTCTTCTGGGATGCGAGTGCTGAGAGTTTGGGCATTGGGACGAGTTCGCCTGATAAAGACTTGACCGTTTCTGGCGAGGTAAAAATAACAGGAAGCCTTCCAAGATTATTCTTTGATAATACCTCTGATGGCATTGGGGAGGTAGAGGCCATTGGCTTAACTGCTACAGACCTGCGTTTCGGCTACGCACAGGACAATATAGTCTTTAGGTCGAACTCCTCAGAACGCATGCGCATCGACAGCAGCGGTAATGTTGGCATTGGGACGAGTTCGCCTAATTATGCGTTGGACGTTGAAGATAGTGGGGGAGGGTTTATTAAAGCCAGCTTTGTAAGCACAGGCTCAACACACTCTTCTATTGTTTTTGACAACACAGGCTCTTCTGCGAACAGTGTTCGTGTCGGTTCCCAAAATAACGACTTTTATGTTCGCACCTCTGGCACAGAACGCATGCGCATCGACAGCAGCGGTAATGTTGGCATTGGGACGAGTAATCCCTTGTCTATTCTTCATGTCGGCTCTGGTTCAGATGCTAATGTTCCTATTACTTTGGCCCCTGCTTCTGGGGGTAATATTGAGTTTAGAAATACATCAAGCACAGGCTCATTTTCGTTTACAAATGCTAACGGCACAAGCGAAGCTATGCGCATCGACAGCAGCGGTAATGTTGGCATTGGTGTAACTCCTACTCGCCAGTTTCACATTCACGATGCAAGTGGGGATAATAACCTACATATTACAAATAGCACTACTGGAACTACTGCAACTGATGGCTTTAGTATTGTAAGTCAATCTTCTACTAATGACGTGCTGTTTAATCAGCGTGAAGCTGCAAACATTATAGTTTTGACCAGTGGTGCAGAACGCATGCGCATCGACAGCAGCGGTAACTTGCTGGTGGGGACTACTTCATCATACGGCGGTAAGGTAAACATAAATGGTAGTGGCTATACGTCAAGCGCAGCTGTTGAAATAAATGGTGCAGGAACAAACAACGCACGAAGCTTAGCCTGTAGCACAGCGTTGTTAACGTCATCTCACGGGATGATACAGCTTGGAACAGCGAACCCTGGAAATGGATATTTTCTAGCTTTTAGCGCACCAGATGGTGGTTACAATTACGCAATTCGTGGTTCTATTTCTTTGAGTGGCACATCGGTAGCCTATAACACATCCTCAGACTATCGCCTCAAAGAAAACGTGGTTAATTTAACAGGTGCAACAACACGCCTGAAGCAGCTTGAGCCAAAGCGGTTTAACTTTATCGCTGACGCAGACACAACAGTGGATGGCTTCATTGCGCACGAAGTTCAAACAGTCGTACCAGAGGCAATCACAGGCACAAAAGATGAAGTCGACGCAGAGGGCAACCCTGTCTATCAGGGCATTGACCAAAGCAAGTTAGTGCCACTTTTGGTTGCTACAATCAAAGAACTAGAGGCACGGATTACTGCCTTAGAAAACGCCTAAAGGAGAATAACTAATGGCAATCGCATACACTTGGTTAATCCCAACCGTAGAGCATGACACCGCAACGGGTGGCATTACCGTAATCCATTGGCGCTGCGATGGCGTGGACGGGGATCACTCTGCGTCTAGCTACGGCACAACCAGCCACACACCAGATGCCTCTGCGGCTGGCTTTATTGCTTACAATAGCGTAACAGAAGCCAACTGCATTGCATGGGCGCAAGCCCAAGTCGATAAGGCAGAAGTCGAGGCCGCAATCGCAGCCAAGATTGACGCTGACAAAAACCCAACCAGCGCAAGTGGAACACCTTGGGCATAACCTAATAGGAGATCACGATGGCAGATAAACAAGCAACGCCAATCACGATTGATGACAAAGACTACACCCTTGAGGACATGACAGAAGAACAGCAAGCAATGGTTCGCCATATTGCTGATCTAGACCGCAAGATCAACTCAGCGCAATTCAGCGTAACGCAAATGTCAGTTGGCAAGGATGCATTCGTAAATATGCTAAAGGCATCGCTGGAAGCGGAAGCAGAGGAATAATCCCTGCAACACAAGTAAAACGAAAGCCCTGCACAAGCGGGGCTTTTGCATATTTAACAGTATATGCTATATTGCAAGCAACGCGTTACATTATGAGGCAGAAATGGCCCTAATTGATCTAAATATCCCTGCTGGAATATATCGACAAGGTACCGATCTACAGTCGCGTGGCCGTTGGCGTGATGCAAACCTTGTGCGCTGGCATGACGGTATTATGCGTCCAGTTGGCGGTTGGCGTACCCGATCCAGTAACGCAGGCAATGCCCAGTTGCGCGGCATGCAGACTTGGGTGACAAACAATGGGGATCGCTACATTTCCTCTGGGTCATATAATAAGTTGTACGTCTGGTCAGAGGCTGGCCAGCAGTATGACATTACCCCAGCAGGCTTAACCGCAGGCCGCATTGATGCAGACGCATTCACTGGGTATGGCTACGGGTTTTACGGCTCATATGCCTATGGCGTTGCCCGTCCTGACACGATCAACATTGACCCAGCCACGTCATGGCACTTGCAGCCTTGGGGTGAATACCTGCTGGCCTGCAACTCAGACGATGGCAAAATCTATGAGTGGCAGCTAAACACAGCCTCAGCCGCAGCTGTCCTAAGCAATGCGCCAACCAGCAACAAGGGCATTGTCGTGACTGAGGAGCGCTTTCTGTTTGCTCTTGGTGCAGGCGGCAACCCACGCAAGGTACAGTGGTCTGACCGTGAGGACAACAACACTTGGACACCAGCAGCCACAAACGAGGCGGGTGATCTTGAATTGCAAACCTCTGGTGAGCTTCTCGCAGGCCACACAGTCAAAGGCCAAACCTTGCTGCTGACCACCCGTGACGCGCATGTGGCAAACTATATTGGCCCACCCTATGTTTACGGCATTGAGCGCGTAGGTACATCCTGTGGGTTAGTTGCGGCACAAGCCTGCGTTGTGGTTGATAACGGCGCAATGTGGATGGGCGTAAACTCATTCTATACCTATGGCGGCGGCTCAGTGCAGGAATTGCCCTGCGACGTGTCAGACTATGTGTTCAACGACATTAACCGCGCGCAGGTCAGCAAGGCATTCGCCATGTCAAACAGCATGTTTGGCGAGGTTTGGTGGTTCTACCCCAGCAGCGCATCAATAGAGAATGATCGCTACGTTGTGTATAACTACATTGAGAATACATGGTATATCGGCCAGCTTGACCGTACTGCTGGAATAGATCGCGGCGTATTCCGCCAGCCTTTGATGATGGATGCCGCAGACTTTAAGATTTATGAGCATGAGGTTGGTCTGGATTATGATGATCTAACGCCATATGCGGAGACTGGCCCGATTTACATTGCGACGGGCGATCGCGTGACAAGCATTGTCGAGATGATCCCAGATGAAAAGACGCAGGGCGACGTGAATGCCACGTTTAAGACGCGGTTCTATCCGAATGGCACTGAGCGCAGTTATGGGCCGTACAGCATGTCTAACCCGACAAGCATGCGTTTCACTGGGCGTCAGATTAGAATGCGCGTT